ACCAACGCCTACGTTGTCTGAGCCAGTGGTGTTGAACAAAGCCTGATTACCAACGCCAGTGTTGTAATTACCAGTAAGGAAGTAACCAGCAGTTGCACCAAGGAGCGTAACTCCAGTACCAGTCGTATTACTATACGCAGCCTGATAACCCACAGCAGTGTTGTTATTAGCGGTGGTGTTGGAGTAGAGGGCAGTTTCACCAAGAGCAGTATTGTAATTGCCTGTGGTGTTTGTGTATAACGCAGCCCGACCAACCGCAACAACACCAGAACCAGTCGTAACTGCCTGAGCAGAATCTTTACCGATAGCAGTATTGTTATTACCAGTCGTAACACCTTTCAGTGCGCCGTAACCGATTGCGGCATGGCCTGTACCAGTGGTGTTTGCATACAGCGACTGATAACCCACTGCCGTGTTGTTGCTGGCGGTGGTATTTGAGTATAAAGCTTGTTGACCAATGGCTGTGTTCGACCCGCCAGTTGTATTTGCTATGAGTGAATTGTCACCGAGGGCTGCATTTGAAGTTCCAGAAGTATTAACTTTTAGAGCAAATACACCAATAGCTGTATTTTGACCAGAGTTTGCCCCTTGTAACGCACCATAGCCGAAAGCCGTTCCTGTTCCTGTATTAGTTGCAAATCCAGTTTGATAACCAACAAAAGTGCTATTAGACCCTGTTGCTCCATACCCTGCCTGATACCCCACAGCAGTGTTGTTGCTGGCGGTGGTGTTGGCTGTAAGTGCGTCACGACCAACGGCTGTGTTGTTGCTACCCGTAGTGTTTGCATCTAATGATGTTCTACCAACAGCCACATTGTCAGAGCCAGTTGTGTTTAAGTAAAGTGCCGTATCACCAACAGCGGTGTTGTCATTTCCACTTGTGATGCTTCCAGCAGCATAAGCACCTAATGCCGCATTCCTAGCACCCGTAATAGAGCCGTTTAATGCTTCATCCCCCAGCGCCACGTTGCGTGTACCAACAGGATAATTCCCGTCCAGCTTGATTGTGCCGCCGTCAGAGGTTATGCCGCCCATTTGTACTTGGGATAGCACCTGCGTTACAGTTGCGCCTGTACCGCCACCATCAAACTTTACGAGAACATCATGCCCGTTCTCTACCTCAAAATCATTTGAAGCATTATATGTGCCTTGGAAAAGAATAAGGCTGCGTGAAGCAGACAAGCTGTTGCGGATGTGTACAATCTTTTCGGCATCGTTTGGATCAAGCTGCACATAAGCTGTTGCGCCTAAATCCGCGCCGTCATTAAACTCAATAAAGCGATTGCGCCCATCAGACAGTGCGCCATTGTTAATTAACAGCGTGTTGGGTGAACCCGAAGTGCCCGCAACAGCTAACGTGACCGTAGCAACACCGTTAGTCGCTTGGTCAATAATATCGAAGTTGGTGTTGGTGGTGTTGCCCCAAGTACCCGACTGATCCCCGGTCCCCGGTTTCTCAATACCAATGTTAACCGTATATGTGCTTGCCATTCTTTTAACCCTTCTAAGCTGCTATTTGACCCCAACCCGGTGTCTGTGACGGAGTTTCGTCTGACCAAGCTGGCGTCTGACTTGGGCTGATCGTATTATACCCTGCATTTTGATTTGGCACAATAGTTCCCCAAACTAAGACCTGTCCTACATTTCCAGTCGCTGCGATACCCGCGGGGTACACGTTTGAAGCAGCGGTCGTGGTTACTGTTCCAACGGCAGTTGCCGCAGAAACTCCCGTTGCGAAAATAGTAATGCCAAAAGTGACATCTACGGTGCCTACGACTCCCGTAGCTGCAACTCCCGTTGGGACGACGTTAGCTTTTCCTACAACAGTGACCGCCCCAACATTACCGGATGCGGATAACCCCGTTACCGGGGCAGTGGCTGCCGCGTTAACAGTAGCCGTACCCACCTGACCCGTAGAAGAAAGCCCGGTTACCGAAACATTAGCCGCCGCGTTAACCGTTACCGCCCCAACATTACCAGATGCCGACAAACCTGTTACCGGGGCAGTAGCGTCACCTGTTACTGCGGCTGCGCCAACAGCGCCTGTAGCCGATAGCCCAGTTACATTTACATTGGCTTCGGCAACTACGGCTACTGTACCAACACCAGAAGTAGCCTCTACCCCTGCTGGGAAAACATTGGCTTCGGCAACTACTGTTGTAGTGCCAACCGCGCCAGATGCCGATACGCCGGTTACGTTTACATTAGCTTCGGCAACTACTGTAATAGTTCCTACGTTTCCCGTAGCCTGCAAACCCGTTACAGGAGCGTTTGCTTCCGCGGTGACTGTGACAGCGCCGACAGATGCGGTGGAAAACGGAAAACCGCTTTGCCCCCACGGGCCTTCGCCCCAACCAGAGCGGCCCCAGCCGCCTATTGGAACGATAACGTCTGCCATAGTTAGGCTATCCGGATAATCGCGTTGCTTGCGTCAGCCGTTGGGAAAACAATTGTAAAATCACCCGCGGTGGATGTTTTGTCCGCACCAAAATCTAGAACAACTACAGAGGGGTCTCCTGCTGCGGTGTCGTTATAAATAAGTGCGCCCCGCGCCGTAATAGTAGCCGAAGAAAACGTCAAATCAGCAAAATCTGTCAAAGCTGTTGTTCCGCTGGTTGTTGGGGTAACATTAGTCAAAGTGCCCCCACCCGCTGAGTAGCCGGTTCCAGAAACCTCGTTAGTTGCGGTATACGCTGTTGTTGACGCATCAAAAGATGCACTGTTCGTGTAGAGCGCTAGTTTAAAAGTGTTACCAGTGCTGTTTGTGAAATCGTGCGTTGCAGTCAAAAGCTCCTGCTTAAAACTGGTGCACATAAAATTGCCCGTAAATGCCATGTCACAGTCTCCTTAGTTGTTCAGCAAGTTCTTTATAACCTGCCTCTGATAGGGCGTTATATGTTGTAGTTCTATCACTTTTTATTGCTTCACGCATGTAAAAAGCTAAAACCTTGACCATATGTTGTCTAAACGCATGAGCTTGGTCGCGGATGCCCGGATGAGCGGTGTCCGATATTTGAATGATCCTGTCTGCACAGCGTTCTGCAACCTCTTCTGGCGTAAACCCTCGTTTTTCGGTGGTCTCTACCAAAACTTTGTAATCCGCAGGGATGTCTACTTCTAAAGCTTTTATCATTGTTTCGGCCTAATTATCTTTCCTGTCCGATATTCGTCGGTTACCTCTTTAGACTCCCCAAACATCTTCAGACCCATAATAGACTCACTAAACCGCTTTTCGTACAGCGCTTGCATATCAGGTTCGCCCTTCATAAATATATAAGCTTCCATCAAGCTACCATACAGCATAGCTAGCTCAGCATTTTCACTGAGCCATGTAGTTCCAGTTCCTGCACCCGCTGTCAAACTGGCAGGGCGATAAAAATAATGCAACTCTACCGCGTAGCTTGCATCCGGTGTCGGCCCGATAATAAAGTTAGTTATATCAAAAACAGCATAATATCGCGGACCGCCTTCCGTCGTAGGGTCCGGATTGAACTGCTGCACATAATCCGCATCCTTAAAATCAAGGAAATTAGCGTCATTGCTCGCATCTGTATATGACAAGGAATACGGCGCAAGGAAATCTGACGGGCAGGCCAAAAACTTATTTGAGGCGGTCAAGGCTCCTGCGACATTTTTCCGAAACAAGCTAAGCTGCACGTTTTTGAGAATACGCTCTTCGGAATTTCTAATAAACACCGGAATGTTGTTAACAAACGTGGTTTCGTCGTTTTCCGTGTAATCTTGAATAGCCTGCTGTAATTCAGCGTATGTAAAACTCATGTTGTCACCGTAACCATGCCAACTTGCCCAAAACCTTGCGGTGGCAGCAAATTAGGTGCCTCTACTGTTGGAATCCCTACATATACATCAAACGGCTCCACTATATCCGGCCGTGCATCTTTTAAAGCCTCTGCATCAACAACTTTACGAAAAGGACCAAGCTGCGGATGTTTTGGCTCCCATTCGTCTTTTCCTACTAGCAAGCCGTTCCATTCTTTACGCATGTCTTTATACCGATACCGGAAACCGGATCGGTCTGAAATAGCGTAGGAATCTTTACCGCTTGCAAACTTTGCCATTAAGTGGTCCTAAAATACTGGTATTGCGGCACTACGTTAAAGGACGAACGATCCCTGTCTTCTGTTGCGGCCCGTTCAAACTCTTCCTCATAAATAGCTTTCAAAAGCTGAACTCTATTTGGAGCTCTTTTTACCGCTATGTAATAGGCTAAGCCCGCGGCTAAACAAGGATAAAAACGAAACGGCATGTCCATTGTGTTAATAAACGTATCCGCATCATCCATGCGAGTAAGAGCATCGTAAATCACAACATCCGTGCTATTCTCAGGAACCGGCCACAGTTTTAATTCTGGCGTGACCTGCCGATCCAAGAAAAACTGGTTTGCTCTTCCTTCAGTAGTTTTGTTCGGAATAGACAAATATTCGTCTCGGCTAAGACGATCTAAAGAATAGTCAGTTCCGCTACGGCGCACAATTACCGATAAAACGTCGATAACATCGTTATTTAAAGCGTAATTGCCCGTTCCTTGTGTCAGAGCCTGTGTTCTTTGAACAATGGTCCATT